GGTAGGTGTTACCTTCTATAGTTTGATCTGCGTGAGCTGATCAGTAATTGCATCCGGCCTGACTCGTCCCCTTCCCGGGATAGGACTCCAGACCGCAGTGGCGTTGATGTTATCTCCCCAATGGCGGACACGGCTTAGTTTGGTTCTAGCGTTCGTCGGGACCATGACGCTGGTCCCTGGTTGTGTGCACAAAACCGACAGATACGCCAGTATCTCTTAGTTTATCAATCTGTGACGCATCCGCGTCTGATAATCGGCTTGCGGCCATGGATGGCAGGAACATGCCTCCCATGACCGACAAAGGTGATTGCGAGGTAAGCGTCCTGCTGCGACATTATCAGCAACATGTCATCCCCCTAGTCTTTTGAGTGTTTATCGAAGTGCTTTCTCCTCGCGAGCTCGTCCGCGCGTTTCTTGCGTTCTTTGGACGCGTCGAGGACTATTTTAAGGCATCGCGGAAACGTGGCCACGATGGCCACTGCGATGCTAGAAATTGCGGTCCACATGATGGCCTCCGGCATGTTAAGTCCTTTAGGTGCTGTTCAGGCAGGAATGTGACGGTTTTGCGGTGTGCTCCCAGATTACTCGTTGCGAATTAGGATAACCCGTTCTATGAGATCCAGTTCTGCGATCTCGAGGCCAGTCAACTCAAGGCTCAGTGTGGATTTCCTGTTCGTCAGATGGTCGCGCCTCATTATCAGGTTGGCAGTGGGTTGACCCTCGACTAGAGCGCTGAGATTGCTCAGCACATCCGAGTCGATGGGGGCAGGGCCTCGAGGGGGTTTCGGAGCGGGGGGCGCGTCGATCACAGGCTCCGGGGTCCAGGGATCACTGGGTGTCTTTGCGCTCTCGCGAGCGACCAGGATGGCTTCGAGCGCGAACAGTTCCATGTAGTCCGTCACTGGCATCGATCCGGGAGCATCCGCCAACGTTCCTTTCAGTTTTGCGACTCTCGCTGCCAAGTAATCGGGAGGGAGGTCTGCTGCGAACTCTCTCATATCGTCATAATAGCCGTTTCTCATGGTGGGTCCTCTCGGTGGTTTTGGTTGATGTTGTGTTGATTACGCTACGAAGAAGAATGCATCGTTAAGAGTTACGGGAAGCGCCGCTTGCATGGTGACACAGGTGATCGCAGGCGCAGCGAGAATAAGATTGAATAGTGAGGTGCCAGTGTTGAAATCAGTAGTGCTGGGCGTCGGCATATCGGCTATGATAGCCAGGGGCAGCCCGGAAAACGAAGCTATGAACCGCACTCTAACGGCTATGGTAGTAGCGACGCCGGTAGTAAATATCTTCGCTTGGAAGCGAGGAGGTTCATCGTCGCGAATGCGGGGAAACAAGATAGGGAACAGCAATTGCGCTATCGGGAGAGGGGACCCCTGGAAAGATACCGGATTCTCGACCGCGTCGAGGGCGTGCGATCCTGCTAATCGGAATCCCGATTGCGTCCCGGAAGCGAAAGGCGTTACTGATATTATCATGACGCGCCTACGCCCAGTAAAGGAACAGATCGGTGATGGTACAGGCAGCAGCAGGATTCAGCTCAAGATATGAGTTGGCGGGAGCGACCAGGAACTCGTCGTACTCCATAAGGATGGATAGCCACTCCGTGGTGGGCGGGGACGTCACGGTTCCGAATAGATTAATGGGAAGGCCTACGAATGGGGGACTGAGCCTGACGCGAGGCGTAATGACTGCCGACCCTGTGGACAGGAATCGGCAGAAGAGGTCAGGCTGGTAATCAGCTATCTTCTGGAGGAGTACCGGTTGCAAAAGCAGCGCTGGAGTGATCAGGTTGCCCTGGAACGTAAACGGATTCTCAGCTCCGACTGCCAGGACGACAGGGGCGGCGAGACGGAAACCTGTGCCCGTCCCGGATGGAAATGGTCGCATTTCTATGTTCATAGTGACCTCACATCCAATTGTAGTTGGAGTCGTTAGGGGTGGCGCAGATGACGAGATCAAGGATCTCGATCTCTCCGTTGATGATCAGGACCGGGAAAGGGAAGTTCCGGGGGTCGGATGGAGGAAGCAGAGGATACCTTCGCCAGTTCGGAGACTGCTCTACCGCCATCCACGCTCCGATGGGAATAACCAATTCATACCACTGCACTCCGTCGGTAATCATGTGTTGAGTGTTCGGAATGCGTGAGTTCGGGCCCCACCACTTACGTTGATTGGGGGTAGACACGGGAGGATAGGGAGCGACGGGTTGGATATCAAGGGTCAGTCCGATGGATACCGTCGATGATAGGCCTGGTGTCCACGGTCTGGCCTGCAGCATGAACTTCACGAGTGAGGCGCCGCCTAAACCTGCGCCGACGCGGGCGAGATGGCCGCCTATCAGATTCATGAGTGTCAAGGGAGTGTTGGGCGTTCCGTCCCCAAAATTGGTCCCGACGATCAGCCAGGACTCGTCGACCGCGGCGCCAACGCGCAGCCCTTCTTGAAAATCGGGAGCGTACGCGACGCCCCATGAAGTAGGAAACTCGCTTACGGCGATGTTGAACATCTGGAAAGGCATTAGTGACTCCTGGGCGAGAGGTGAGTGTGTGAAGAGAAGCAATGTTGGTTAATCGAAGTTGCACGAGTAGGTTGAAAGAGGGGCGACGCGAATTCGCGTCGCCCCGGGACGGGTGCAAGAGCCGGCGGGCTTCCTTGCTTCCGTGCGTGTTAGTAATTGTCGGGAACGTCGTCGCTGGACTGGCGCCAATCGCCGAACCCTTCATCTCCACCAGACTGGACTGAGGTCGAAACCTCGGTCCGGAAATCTGGTTCGGATTGAGACTGCAACGACTGCTGCGTCTGTTGCGGCTGTTCCAAACTCTGAGCCGCCTGCTTGGCGGCAGCTTGTTCTGACGGCTCGGGGGACTCAAGACCGCGCATGATTTCCGCTGATACAGCAGGTTGCTGAGCGGCTCTGCGGGCGCGACGTCGGCGCCTTCTGCGCTTGGCCGACATAAAACTGCCGGTTATCGATCTTGCGACAGGAGCGCCTGCGGTCATAGCGGCGTAAGCAGCGGGAACGAAGCCCTGTTCCGGATCTCCGGCCTCAGGAAGGGCGAATCCCATTGCCTCGCCTTGTTCACGAGCGGCGTCCGCCAGGAGGGCATCGCCTAACTCGCGAGCAGTTGACTCCACGTCGCCAGCTTCGGCGATGCGAGTAACCGAAAGCGCCGGTTCATCCATAAGACTTTGCAGCTGCATTGCTTCGCCAATCGCCTTACCGATGAGCAAATACCAAGCATAGATGATCGCTGGCTTGTAGGCCTGACCGGATGCAGCGGTATTCAAAGCTCGCAAATTGCGCAGCTTCTCGGATTTGATGAGCATGTCAAGCTCATTCTGCGAAGACGCCAGCCCGTGAAGGCTGCTCTCGGGTAGACCGAGAAACTTGACGACCTGAGCAGCTCGTCTTTTGTCAAAAGCGGTCATCGACATGTCGGCCGCGATGACGCTGGCGATTCCGCGCATCATGTCCGGCAAAAGATCCGCGGTCGCTCGATCCATGACTGCCATAATCGGGGGGATCGTTTTCGATCCCGAACCCGCTCGTGCAATGGAATCGCGGACGGAGGTGGGATTCGTGGCCAAAGCGGCCATTATGCCCTCTCTCGTCCTATCGGAAAACAGGCTCAGGAGCAGACCGACTCTCGTCGGGTCCCTCGCCTCTGTGTTGTTGATCATGGCACTACTCCTTTCTCTCTAGCTAGGGCTAGAGGCCTCCGAGGATGATGTTGCTGAGGGTTTTCTGACCCGTGATTCCTCCGCGAGCGATGAACTCACGTATACGTTTCGTAACCAGGTGCGAAGTTCCCGGAACGATAACCGTCATGAAGGACACCGTGGGGGGCAGTCCGCTAGCGACGACGTTAATGGCCGAGGCCGACGCAACCGGCACGCCGCCGGATATGATCGGAATGGATCCAATCACGCCAAGAGTGGGCTGGGGAAAACTGTTCACGAAATTCCAAGGTGTAACCATGATGGCGACACGATTCGTGACTCCCGCGACGGCGACGACGAGCTGGCCCTGAGTGAGCAAGTTCAGAGTGCCGAGATACTGGGAGGAGATCGACAATGTGCTGATGTTGATCACGCCGGCGGGCAGGGCCTGCAGGGTGGGGGCGGAGAACTCGATGATGAAATAAGGCACCAGCATCGCTGCGACGAGAATGTCGGCAGCGGCGACTGACATGGTTGCCGTGCCCACACCGTTGGCGGCGACGGTCTTAACCACTGCGGTGGCAGGCGAGTCCTGTTCCGTGCGATCGAGCGCATTCGCCAGCAACTTCGTTGGGTACGCGCGCATCGGATCACCGAGAGGGGAGACCTGAACCCGGCAATTGTCGAAGCCTAAGAAAGGCATCGGCGCCTGCAGACGGGTCGTGTAACCGGTATCCTTAGTGCGGGTAGACGTGGCGGCGACAACGGCCTGGGCGGCGCGCTTACGGCGGCTTTCGCGCTTTGCGCGGACGCCTTGGGTGATCCCGTAGGCGGCGCCAGCGGCACCGACGCCGAGGGCGCCTCCAATGAGAGCTTTCTGCCAACCTGACATGGGCGCTCCTGATTCGAGGGCGGTGATCGCGTCCCCGAATTCGGCATCACCGGCTTCATGAACGGCGGCATCGCCGAATTCCATGTCGCCGGCTTCCATAACGTCATTTTCTTCGTACATAGTGAACTCCTGTGTGTGGGTGTGTGGATGAGCTGAAACCGCAGAGCGGATCGTTAGCGTGTCCTTAGACGCCCGCATATAGAAGTTCGAGCGCTAGTAGATGCGCTCAAACTGTCTTACATCGATATTCGACACGCATGACGCGCATCTGGGAGTGCACCCGGGTAGGTGCTCGACGAAGGTCCTTCCAGGAGGAAGGGGTTCACGAAGGTGAACTGGAAGAATGTTGGTGTCGTGAATATGAAAATGGTCGCCCTCAAGGTAAACCTGAACGCCGGGAGCGAGTTCAGGACCCAACTTGAGTAAGACGTCTCGCAAGACGGGAACTTGACAGCCCTTAACCTTGAGATGGTACAGGCCGATTCCATCTTGGAAACGGGGCGCGATATCTATCGCGCCCCACATATGTGAACCCGTGGGCCTGAAAATCGAAGTTACGACGCCGGGTATTCTTGAAAGAAGTTTACTGGCGGCGGCGGCCGTGGCGGGCGTGGGGCCGGCTGGCATCATGCCACCTTGGTGGCGGCGTTCGCGATCTCTGCGTCCGCCTGAGCGACGGAGATGTTGTTTATGGGCGTGTCGGAAGCGGCGTGCCCGATCGCAGCTTCATCCTCGAAGCCTGTCGCTAACGCGAGAATAGAGGCTGCCCTTACCATCGCGTCCAGAAATCGCTCCGCCGTCGAGAATTTGTTCGACGGATCGACTCCGTTCTTCCAGACCACGCAAGCCGTCATTACGTCGAAAGCCGCGGGAATGCGGGGAAATATGGTGCCCACCGCTTTCAGAATCACGGATTTCGGTTGAGCGGTGAGAGCGCGATTCCAGTTCGCTCTGAACTGGCCCGGATCGGCGAGGTAACTGTTCATTAACGAAGCTTGGAGCTTCGGGGAGCGCGCGAACTCATCGACGGCGACTCTCTGTTTCGCTAACCATACATTGAAATAGGGTTTCCATATCTGCCAGAAACCACGTTCACCTGCTTTCCCTACCTCCCAGGAGCGGCCTCGCGTCTCGGAGTACATGGTAATCAGTAAGAACGGCGTTTTGAGTCGATCGTCGAAAGGCAACAGGTCTTTCTTTACCGCAGCGAGTGTAGGTCTGATCGTTGCGCCGTGAGCGTCAAGCATGGCTTTAAGCTTAGCTTTCGTTATTAGAGGTGCGCGCCTGACCATATCGCGCCACCAGTTGTCTTTTGGTTCGGGGGATCTTGTGGTACCACCCAATAGAGTGTCGAGCTCATCAGGGCCTCCGGATTCAAGGGGGTCCCCTTTTGAGCGCACCGCGGACATGATCTGTTTTAGCCAAAAGGGAAAGTAGAAACCGGCCGCGACGAGCGTAATGCCGATAGCTATTAGAGTCCAGATCAGGAGTCTGAGCAGACGAAGACGACCGAAGAACATAGTCACCACGCCGACCACGCTGAACATGAGATTGGCAAGGGACGTGACGACGCTGCCCTGGGTGGGCGGTTTCGTCGGGTTAGGGGGGGCGACTCGGGGCGCATCGGGCGTGAAGCCCATGTCGTCACTGGGCTCTTGAAAGCTCTCCGGATCTGAGGATGACGCGGCTTGCGCCGCGTCGTCGGAGGGTGAGAAGTTGAAGATGTCGGACATGGCTTTTCTCCTGTTATGAGTGAGTGATTGACAGCGAACGTATTACTCGGCGTAGGAAAGGCGCTCCCCGAGCACGCCAAGAGCGTCGGACGCGGATGGAAGGGGGTCGTGGAGTAACGTATTAATTATGGTTTTCCTCGTTATGACAGCGTCCTTGAGCGAAGCGTCGGCACCGAGAGCGGCCGCCGCGCGCAGAAGTTCAGTCACAACGGGACGCGTTTCCATATTCGCCAGACTATCCAACCAGGACTTCCCAGAAGCGCTAGCCAGAAAGATAGGAATTGAGGGATGTTGCATTAGGACGCGAGGATCGCATCCTGAAACGCGGATTGGCTCAGCCGCCTCCCCGGTGATGGTAGTCATTAGGATCTCTTTCACGACAGGAACAAGACTAGGGTGAGGAAGAACGGATAGCCGAGCCGCGAGACCTAACAGCACGTGACCCAGATGCAGATAGGAGTCCTCGTTCGCTAGGGTCTGTTGGATGATCCGAGCGGCCACCGAGTACTCGCCTTCAGGGGAGATGTGTTTCATGAGCATGCGGCGACCGTCGAGCAGTTTGGCCTTGACGCCTTCCTCCGCCGCTGCGTGCTCGTACAGCTGGGGAGTGAGAGCAGGGGGAGCGGCGATGAGGACATCGTCGCCCAGATTCAGGAAAGGTGGAAGGCGGCCTGCTGCAACGTCGTCAAGCGAGAGGGCTTTCGCTTGAATGAAGGCTTTCAACGCGATGACTTGGGCGTGAAAAGAACCCAGGTTAGTGGTTTCTTTGATACCGGAGAAAAGACCTAGCCTGCCGGAAACGCGTTCACCCTCTCCCCCCTGCGGCCCGCTCCAACTAGGAGTGATGAAAGACCCGTTCGCATCCAGCGCCCGCAAAAGAGCGATGGAGTCGGCGTGAAAACCGACCCGCTCTAGTGAGTCGTATATTACGGCTCTGTGCTCGGGCGTATACGTGGTGTCGAACCCAGAAAAATCTGACTCAATGATCCTCTTACCTTGGTTATGAGCCTCCGCGAATGTGGACATCTGAATGATGCGAGACGCCGCGTCGTGCGCAAAACCCCAATGACTTAACCGAGCGGTTTTGACCTGCATTGATAAAGGGGATATGGCAATGTTAAGGAGTCGAGGCGCCATATACACAATGCGGGATCTTGTGTAACAGCCGGCTGTGAGGCTCTCGATCAAGGGGTGACCTGAGGACATGTCGTAAAGAGGAATCTGCTTACGAGTAGGACCCGCGCGTCGGGCAACTCCCATTGTGAACATATCGCCTTGCACTCCCAGCGTGAGGCCCAACTGTTCGATGGCAGTCATCCACTCTTGCGGCTTCGGCCAGCTGGAGCCGGATGCTCGGCCTTTGAAGTCGGTTGCGCTGGCAAGAACGAGAAAATCGCCAATGTTCGAGGAAAACAAAGGCCAGCCCGCGTTAGTGTCCGGGGGGTCAGTATCCAAAAGGGCCAATTCGTACGGACTGAGGTTCGCGAGCGCTGACTTCTTGTACCGGGAGTAGTAAAACTCGGCTAGCGCGGCCGCTACTTTAACATACATAGAAGTGGGGGGGATCAGTGGAGGAGGCGGGCTGGGTAGGAACCACATCGGATTATGGCGACGGAGAATGGACAGCTTGCTCACGATGTCAAGTTCGCCGATGGCGAGCCAGTCCGGAACGGATTTCATCGCCGACGACAGCATTTCGAAGGCTGTGTTAATCGCTTGAGTGGCGTCGACGGCGGAGCGATGGACGAGCTCAGTGCCTCGATTGAGCTGCACATTAAGGACGGAAACGTCATCCCGAGTGGCATAACGCACGTCGGGAGAGCCCTCACGGCGGATGAAGGCCCAGGCCAAAGGGGCCAGGATGCCGGTGTGACGCCACCTGCTAAGTTCGTCGACCTGATCACGGGCGGAGATCACGCTTGCGGCGTGCCCAAAGGTGGGCACGACGCCGGCGATCACTTCCCCGAGGGGGGAAGTTTTAGACATCTTTCATCTCCTCGCCCTCGGGAGCAGCCGAAGAAAGAGGGGTCGCGCCGGGAGTAAGTGGGACATCTTGAGTGATCGTGGGTGAGGGCATGACCGGCGCTTCGATGATAGGCGTCTTCGCCTCCTCAACTATAGTGTCGGGTGCCTTCCAGGGGCTGGGATTCTTGTAGACCTCCTTAGGATCGAGGTAGCCCGCGGTTTGGTCGCGCCAAACGTAGACTCGGCCGTCCGATCCAACGTGGATCTTCTCTGCCGGAATGGGCCATCTGGACACGGTATCCCACTGCTGACCGTGATTAGCGGCACGCATGGGAGTGTAGACCGCCCGCTCGTATTTGATCGCGAACGGCGCGCGAGCCGTCCCAGTGGCGAGCAGCGTCGTGATAGGAATCATCATATCTCGAGATACCTGGACGTAGTTGTACGTCATAGATAACCCGCGGACGGCGGGCATGTACATCAGAGGCAGTAACTGCATCCTGACAACGCCGGAAGGATGAAGCATGGCTTTATACGCATAACCAGCAGCGAGATAGGCGTCCAAGTTCTGCAAGAGGGTCTTGCGCGTGGACCAGCCGTACGCGGTGAATTCATCATTTGTCGGAACGAGCATGAAGAGCTTGGAGCCTTTGATAGGCATAGCCTCAACGTGATCGTTGATGAACAGATCTGGTTCCGGAGTAAGGACGGCGTATGACGCTGACAGTTGGCATATTGCGTAGGCTCGCTCTTGATTAGATAAAGCCTGAAGGAAGGCGTCTATGGAGCGGAGCACGTCAGGCCCGCTTCCGTCTTCAGACGTGAGATCAAATACCGATGGCTCAATTACCAAGGGCCTCTCGCCCTCGAGAACGTTCAGAGGTATGAGCGTCTGGGCGATGTTGGCTGGAAGACCAACTTGAGCGGTCTTCAACGCGCGCAGACGGTACGCGAGGGGAGGCTGAGAGAGGTAGAAATGCTCGCTAAGAGCCGTGTAGTTGAGCGGAAAGTTAATATAAGGAGAGAGGACTTCCGTGACCTGACCTGTTTCGCCGTCGATAGAGGACGAGCGGATACCCACTGCTACAGTCGAATCGTCTCCCGTCGAAATGAGACGCGGGGTGGCCAAAACCGGCATGGCTGCGGACAGGAGTGGTAAGTTCTGCAGCAGTTGGGTAGCCTCCTCGAGGGGCGGAAGGGCGACCTCAAGTGATATGAGATCAGCGGTGGCATCGCGATACAAAATGATGCACTGGGCGATAAGTTTTGCGATCGTACCAGAGTCGAGGTCAGAATCATTCATGTCTGGGCCTATGATAAGGTCAGTATGATTGACGAGGATTGATTTCGGCAGACCGCGACCGGCAGTGACGATTCCTCGGGGGTTAATGATTCCTTCAAGAGTGGGCAGGACATAGGGACGTTCCACTCCTTTACCATCGCGGAAAGAGAAACCGGAGACGATGAGGTTAGTGCAACCCATCGCTGCGGTGACCGAATCTAGGGTGTTGGTAACCCACGGCCGCAGAACAGAGGCTATACGAACGCGAGCCGACGAACGGCCCCGTTCTAGATCCTCACGCGCGAAGCGGATATCAGAGACAGCGCCGGCTTGACCACCTAACATGGCAAGGAAAGAGTCAGCAGTGCGGATCTTGGCTTCGATCTCAAGCACGCGCTCGATTGCCCAGACGGAACTGAAGAACTTCGCGTAGTCGCGAAGGCGCACGGCGAAGAAACGAGAGAAGGCGGTGGATATGAAATCACCTGCGAACCTGAGTTTCTCTTCCTCCTTATGTAGAGTGAGATAACCCAATGAAACCATGTAACGATAGATCGCCTCCATCGGATCGGAAATCATGTCGGTAAGTGGAACGATGGTATCAAGACGATCTTTGACCGCCTGTGATTTGTCCAATACGGAGTCGCTGACATCAGGTCGACGTCCTACGGAATAAGCCAACTTCTCGAGATAGAGACCCGCGTTACGGACGACGCCTCCGGGCTGATTGCCCTTAGCCCGAGCAGCATCCATCATCGCCTGAATGGTCGCGGCGATGGGTGAATTCGCATCTCTGTTAATCGACGTGGATGCGCGGATGGCGAGCCGTTCATCTGAAGTAGCGTCGTCAGGGATCTCAGCCTCCAGAGCGGTTTTGATGCCGCCCGAGGAGATGGAGCGGAACAAATTCTTGTCGGGATAGAACTTGAGGATGCGAGCGGCGGAGGTAAGTTCCTCCGCATACGTTTTGAGCGTCGAGCGAGCTCCGGCGAATAAGTTCACGGCTTTGGCACCTTCAGGAGAGGTTACTGTTCTGAAAAGGCTCAGAAGGGCCATTTCCGGTTCGCCGCCGCGAATCATCGACACAGAGGTGGGTAGTTCACGGATAACGGACTCTCTGGCCGTTGTCCGGAGGAGAGATTTGACGGCATCAAGTGATATGAGGCCTATCGACGCGGTGATCCCGTCGGGCTGCCTTATCGGCTTGAGATTAAGAAGGCGTTCAAACATGAGTTGCTCCTAACGCGGCGGAAAAGTAATGGGAGCTAGTCGCCGCCGCGAATAGATCCATCGTGGTTGATACCGACCACGGGCGATGTTCTGTAGAAGATGAGGACGGGGAAAAGGGGTGAGCGGAACTCACCCCCCAGGAATCTGACCTATGTAGGAATAGTGAACAAAGGAATGGCAGTGCGGGCGCCGATGGGGCCGGCGAGAGCGCCTTGTACAAGGGCAGTAGTTGACGGAAAGTAGGTGAAACCGTCAATGAAATCGGTGGGAATGTCAATCGGCGCGACGCGAAGTCCGGACTGCAAGAAACCCTCTGCTCCAACGAACATACGGGCGATTGGCCCAGTCAGCTGAGAGGGGAGAACGTTGAGACCAATTTGACGAAGATGCCAGTAGTGGAACGGTCCAGCCGCGATATATGAAGTAATGAAGAGCGCGTTCATCTGTGCCAACGTGACGCTCTGAGCGAAACTTCCATTGTTAAACCCACCTGCCGCGCCTATGGAATTGGGCGCGAAAGGCTCGATTTGTAGCGCGGCTGGGGAAATAGCTGCGCTAGCAAAAAGGGAGGTAGAATACGCGGCATCCGCGATCACGCCTCCGCAGACGTTCGGCGATAAGGCGACGATCAGGCGGGGGTAGGGCGCTGAAGGGATGATTTGGGTGTGGAACCCGACCACTTGACCTTGTCCAGTGACCGGAACGTCAGCGACCGTCGCGATGGGCAGTGAGGTCAAAGATGGCCAAGGCGAGCCAGTCAACGGAACTGCCTCTGTAGTGCGGAAACGGGAGCTGCCCATCAAAGGCATGAGAGGGATGATCACGCCGTCGGGTGAGCCGCCTACTTGAGTTCCCTGATCGGTCAGAGGAATGATGGCTCCGACGATGGCACCAGGGTTCGGACCGCTAGCGGTCTGCATCAAGGCACCGGCGCCCGCAGGAAGATAGATAAGAGTGAAGGTGGCTTGGGCAGCGACGGCAGCATTAACCATTCGCTCTAAGAACGAATACATCAAAGCGCTGGCGCCGGAATTGCGGAAAGTGGGTGTGTTCTGGAAAGCGGACGCAGTCGGAGCTTCCGCTGAGTTAACTCGCAGGACACCTCTCAGGCCCTGTGGAAATATGGCAGATGTAGGAATGTTGATCATGATAAGATCCTTTGGTGGGGGGTGGTTGTGTGAGTTGACGCGTGGGAACTATCGATGACGGGCCTGCACTCGGGATCGAGCGTGTTCTGCTGTCTCGCCTTTCTTCGCGAAGACGGGAATGAGTTCGCCCGTGGTTGCGCTTCGGATTGAACCGGAAGGCAAGGGCTCGCCGGTCTCCGCTGAGAACGGACTATCGGGCGCAAGCAGGTGCTCGGCAGCTGGGAAGCCGAGTGAGGTCATAACGCCCGCGTAGGCGGCCGCGTCTCCGACCTCTTGTGAGTTATCGGATTGGAAAGAATATTTGGGCTGGCACATTTATGCTCCTTGTTTTAGTGTGGTGATAAGAAGCGCACCCCTTGTGGGGTGCGCGCGATCCGTTTAGTTGCGAAGAGCCATCTCATGATGGTCCATGAGATCGATCGCTATCATTATTATCATCGTATGACTGACGATATGATGATATGATTAAACTCGAGCTCATGGAACCTTCTTTCGTCATCTTCACTCCATTGATTCCGATACTTGCACATGGAAGCCATTTGTTCTTGAATTAAGGTAGCCCGTGCTACGAGCTGCTTTTCATTCAAAGAACGTAATGTATTGATGACTATAGGCATTTTATCAGTGAACAGTGCAATGTCACGATAATAATGCATTCGCCGGCTCCTCTGCTGACGTGGCAAGCACAGGAAGTGGGTTGACTGGTGGAAGGTGGCTCCCCGGTATTTCACTCTCTTTCTCATCTGAGTCCAGAGAGGGTGGCGGTTTAGTCACATCAACCGTAACGCCATCGGGAGGAAGGTCGGCCAGTCGAGGGACCGGCTCGGTGAACATGGCGATGAGTGATGACAGGGGCCAAGAGGCCCGAACTCGAGTCCAAGGCCCGGTGTCGGATTCGAGCTTGAAAGCTCTCCATTCGGCGGGAACGCCGAAAGGTACTGATTCCGTAGGTTTTAGACCGCGTATTAAGATGGGCGGTTGACCGTCCATGAATGTGATGCGTGATATGCCGGATGTGTTATCCATTCTTGAGATCTCCGTCGTTGGAAGGTGAGATGGACATTCCCACTGTGAGATGGGAGGCGAGTAGGTGGAGGTAGCGCTGGGAAGCCCTAGACAGTTGTGAATCTAGAAGCGCTTTGTTGACCTCTTGGACGACGGATATGATCCGGACGTTAGCGACGCCCAATTGTTGGCGAAGCGTCGCTATTTCGGCATTGAGGGCGGTGAGCTCCTCAGTGGCCGTAAACGACATTGACGCCATGTGGGCAAGCTGGTCGTCGCGGAACTTAAGCGTCAGTGAAACGGCGTCGAGCGTCGTTCGTAGGGCTAAGGGGTTACGCATGTTGCACCTCGTTGTGAAGAGAGGTGTAGTCGACTTTATCGTCAGATGAGGGAAAATTGAAACGGCGGGTGAGGGTTAAAGGAACGAAAGCTCTCGTGGCGTAAACCCATCCACGATAGATTGCGAAAGGCTGGCCATCTCGCGAGTGACGTACGATCCAGGCTCGTTGGGTGAGTTTGGACGTGAGGTTACTCATGATCGATACCCTCCATTCGGTCCGCATTGCAGAGTAACGGACCGAAGAAAGAGAGGGGGTCTCCCACTTCTGGAATGTGAGAAGTATGGAAGTGAGGAAGTGAAAGGGGGATCTCATCGGATGGCGTAACGATTTGTGGCTCGCTAGCAGCCGGTGAGTTAGAAGGGCCTGTCTTTCTCAAATCTGAAGATTCAGGAGTCTGGATATCAGTCGCGTGCTGTGACATGCGTTCGATAGCCTTTCCCAAGTTAGTGTAGGCTTCATAGAGGGAAAGATAAGCTTTCTGTCCTATGCAGTTTGAGTTACGCGTTGCTAACTCCACCTGCTGTTGTAGATGGAGTACCTCGCCAATAGTGCGTTGAATAGACGCAACCTTGTCGGCGACAGTGTGAGTAGGTTCTGAGAACATGAGTTGTCCTTATGCGTAGGATAACAGGAGACATTCCTGAGATATATCACCC